GTATAACATACGAGTAGTATACTTTAAGTTAAACATAATGGTTTAGTCCAACTACTAGTTAATTAATAATATTAGTAATACTTAAAGTATATACTTANAGTATCTATACAAAAGAAGATGAACTAATACTTAGGCCTTCTTTGTCGCATAACTCGTTAGAGTTTTTTGCAAACCCCTCCCAGTTTCTCCTTGACTTACCGAAACCTTTGTGTTATAACTGGTTNAAGTCACAGACAACAATAATAATAAGATGACATAATGACCTCCCCTAAAGATAAATACGACCCGGCAGACGATGTTCTAAACACGTTCTTCCAAGCTCTAGCTGATGATGACCTAAGAGCTCTATACAATCTACACATTCCTCGTAGTGATGTTTTCTATATAAGAGAAAAGTATTACTTAGACACAGGACACTGGGTATCCCTAGATCGTATGGAANGAGCAATGTTCTTAGAGAAGAAGTTAGACAGTAGAGATGTATTAGACCCTAAACGTAAAAGGGAATGGGAGTATGATTATGACATATAGATTAGGTGTTAGAAGTAAACAAAGGTTACAGGGTCTCCACAAAGACTTAGTAGCTGTAGTTGAAAGAGCAATACAGATTACTGATGTAGACTTCACTGTCCTAGAGGGTATGCGTACCTTAGACAGACAGAAGGAACTAGTAGCTAGAGGGGCTTCAACAACTCTTAATTCCAGACACCTTACAGGGCACGGGGTAGACCTCGGTGCATATGTAGACGGAACCGTAAGATGGGATTGGCCTCTATACTACAAGATAGCTGATGCTATGAAGCAAGCAGCAGAAGAATTAGAAATAGACATGGACTGGGGTGGCGATTGGAAGTCCTTCCCAGACGGGCCTCATTATCAATTAGCTTGGGGCTCTTACCCTAAGTAATCTTAGGGAGAGAATAAGCATGAGTGATAGAAATACAGATGATATACGTTCATTAAAAACTGATCAAGACGAGTTAGAAAAACGTTTATTTAAGTTAAGAGACACTGTCCGTGATATGGAAGAAGAAATTAACAGCATTAACATTTACTTAGATATAACTAAAGCTAAGTTAAAATCGTTTGATGGTATTATTGGTTGGATTGTTAAGTTATTTATAGGTGCTATTTTAGGTGGCATACTTACATTTATAATAAAAGGAGGTTTAGTCTTGTGATTGAAGAACATAAAAAACTATTACTCCCTACTATTATTAGGGGTGTTCTATACGGGTTAGTCGTAGCAACCCTACTGGTCAATGTACCAAGTTTGTTAGGTATAAAACTTTCTTCAGAAGTATATGCTGAAAAGATAACTAAAATGAATGAGATGGAAACTAAAAGGTCTAACGCTAGATTCTATGAGCACCAAAGAACTGAGGATGCTTGTGAACTGTAGTTCGGAAATAAAATGATAAGTACTTTATTACCTCTTCTAACTCCTATCATGGGTGACGTTTTAAAACGTATAATACCTGATTCAGATAAGAGAGCGGAGATAGAAAGAGAAACTAAGCTAGCCTTACTGGAACACGCTGACTCAATAGAGAAGGTACGTGGTGAAATAATACTAGCAGAAGCCTCGTCAGGAAACTGGTTGACTTCTTCTTGGAGGCCCCTGCTAATGTTAATAGTTATAGCTATCATAGCTGTCAACTATTTAGTATTCCCTGTAATAGCAATCGCTTACCCAGAGATTATGAACAACGTATTAGAATTACCTGATCAACTCTGGAATCTATTAACTCTTGGTGTCGGAGGCTACGTAGTTGGTCGCTCTGGTGAAAAGATGGTAGACAAGTGGACAAACCCAAGTAAAGGAAAATAGATGTTAGGTTACTGCTGGAATGAGAAGAATAAACCTTGTGGTAAATGTTTTGGATGTTGGAACTTAGACCCAGCTTCTATATCAATAAAATTAAAACTAAGGATTGGTACAGTGATTACTTCTATATGTGTGTTTGACGATGCCTAGTTCACCTAATTATAAAAGAAACTATAAGAGAGAACGTGCTCTTCAACTTAAATCACCTAAGTCTAACTTAGCTGCTAATGCTTCTCGTAAGAGAGCTAGACGTATGTTAGAAAAAGGTGGACTAGTTAAAATGGGAGATGGTAAAGATGTTGATCATAAGAACCGTAACCCTAACGATAATTCTGTTAATAATCTGAGAGTGCAGCCTAAGAAAGCTAATCGTAGCTTTTCACGAAAGGCACAAGCTCATAAGTATAACAAGGGTGGCTATGTTGCATGTGGTGCTTCTAACCCAGGTACTCATAAAAGAGGTAAGTAATGGATTTAAAAAAACACGAGAGTAAACTAAATAGTATAGGGTACTTTGTATCTGCTGATCAAGTAATCACCCCTAGAGGTGATGTTGTAGGTGTTACAGACCCTTATGGTTCTTTTATTTGTGATATTAAAGAAATATTAGATATTATAAATAAAGTTAAAGCTAAAGAAAAGATTAAATACAAAAGAGCTAGAGATGAAGAAGGTCACTTTATAGCAGATGACCCAGAAACTTTAGATATAAATGAAGCATGGGTAAAGGTGTAATATGACAAAAAGAGCCCTCACAGAAAAGCAAGAATTATTCTTAGCTGTTCTATTTGAACAAGCAGAGGGTGATCCTTTGAAAGCAAAGAAACTTGCTGGATACTCCGATAATGTTTCAACTTCATCAGTTACAGCTTCTTTAGTAGACGAGATAGCAGACCTTACTCGTAAGTTTATAGCACAGTCTTCTACTAAGGCTGCATATACAATGTTCAAAGTAATGGGTGATGTAGATATGCTAGGTGCTAAAGAAAAGATGACAGCTGCTAAAGATTTAATGGATAGAGCTGGGTTTGTTAAAACAGAAAGGGTAGAAGTATCCACTGTAGAACCAGTGTTTATTTTACCTGCAAAGAAAGAAGAATAGTATGGTAGAGTATAGAGGTGAAAAGTTCTCAGGTTATAACAAACCTAAGCGAACACCTAAGCACCCGACTAAATCACACGTAGTACTAGCAAAAGAAGGTACTACAATTAAGATGATTAGATTTGGAGAGCAAGGGGCTAGTACTGCAGGTAAACCTAAAGCTGGTGAATCAGATAAGATGAAAAAGAAGAGAGCATCTTTTAAGGCTAGACACGGTAAAAACATAGCTAAAGGTAAGATGTCAGCAGCTTATTGGGCTGATAAGGCTAAGTGGTAGTATGGCTAGGTTAGATAACACTAAGTTTCATACTCAAGGGTATCTTGTAGCTTCTACAGCTGCAGATGCCAACGCTACAGTATTATATACTTGTCCAAATAACTTTAGTGCTATTGTAAGATACTTACACATAAGCAACAACAGTAACTCAACTAAAAAAGTATATATGCAGTTTTATCACAAAGATGATAATGAATATCATTATATTGCAAATGGTTTAAGTATGTCAGGTCACTCTGTAACTAACCTAGTCAATGGTGGNTTTTTTAACTTACACGCAGGTGATAAACTATTAGCATACGGTGAAACTACAAACACTATGGACGTTATGGTATCTGTTGAAGAGTATTATGACCCTGCTAGAAATACATAATTAGGATAGATAAATGGCAGCATCAAAAACAAAATCAAAAGTAAATGCATCAGGAAACTATACTAAACCTACAATGCGTAAAAGACTATTTTCTAAGATCAAAGCAGGAAGCAAAGGTGGAGCAGCAGGTCAATGGTCAGCTCGTAAAGCACAAATGCTTGCTAAGCAATACAAAGCTGCAGGTGGGGGTTATAAGAAATGAAGTCTCCTCAAAAGTCACTTAATAAATGGACTAAAGAGAAGTGGGGTACTAAGTCAGGTAAACCATCTACTCAAGGCAAGAAAGCTACTGGTGAAAGGTATTTACCAAAGGCAGCTAGAGATGCTTTAACAAGTCAAGAATACGCAGCAACATCTGCTGCTAAACGTAAAGGTAAAGCGTCTGGTAAACAGTTCGTTAAACAACCAAAGAAAATAGCAGAAAAGACTGCTAAGTTTAGAGCTAACGAAGGAGGAGTAGTTATGAAAAAAGGTTATCACAAAATGCCAGATGGTACAATGATGAAGGATTCGGATATGAAGAAGACAGGGTATAAGCATGGTGGTTCTGTTAAGAAGCCAATGTCTAAAGGTATGAAAGCTTTAAAGAAAGCTGCACCTGCAGTAGCTAAGAGAATGGGTTATGGAAAAGGTGGTTACGTTCCGTGTGGGGCATCAAACCCAGGTACTCAGAAAAAGAAGTACTAAATAACAACTTGACAAACTAATGTGTGTGTGATATAAGATGGCTAGAAAACAAGCCCCTACACTAACTGCTATCCCTATCGATCAATCTTGGAAGATTCCTAAGAGAGGTTTAGATGGGGAATATTACCCAATAGTAAGAGTAGGTAGGCATATACCTTTTGGATATTCGCAAGACGAAGAAGATAAAGATATACTTCAACCAATACCTGATCAGCTAGAAATGCTAGAACAAGCTAAAAAGTATTTAAAAGAATACAGTTTAAGACTTGTAGCTAGATGGCTTACAGAACAGTCAGGTAGGTATATATCACATGTAGGATTAAATAAACGTGTCAGCATCGAAGAAAAAAGAAGGTACACGGCCTCTGCCCATAGAGACTATGCAAGGCGTTACCAAGAAGCGAGTGAAAAAGCCCGTATCATCGAAGAAGAAAGACTCGGTGGAAAAGGTACAAGAAAACTTTACACAGACTCCTGAGGTTACTCCTACTTTCGCTACTCCTAAACCAGAGCCTATAGATGTCAAGAAAGCTCAAGACATTATATTTGCTCCTAATCCTGGTCCTCAGGAAGACTTCCTAGCTTCTAGTGAGCAGGAAGTTTTATACGGTGGGGCAGCAGGTGGTGGTAAATCATATGCGATGGTTGCAGACCCTGTACGATACTTCAACAACTCTCATTCTAGAGGTCTTCTTGTTAGACGTAGTACAGAAGAATTAAGAGAACTTATCTCAGTATCTAAACAACTATACCCAAGGGCTATTCCAGGTATTAAGTTTATGGAAAGAGATAAGACTTGGGTAGCACCTAGCGGAGCTACTCTATGGATGTCATATCTTGACAGAGATGATGACGTTATGAGGTATCAAGGACAAGCTTTCAACTGGATAGGACTAGACGAACTTACACAGTGGCCTTCTCCTTTTGCATGGAATTATATGAGATCACGTTTACGTGCTACTAGTTCTTCTAAGCTACCTCTCTATATGCGAGCAACCACAAACCCAGGTGGCCCAGGTCACTTTTGGGTTAAAAAGACTTTTATAGACCCATCTCCTGCTAACACAGCGTTTAACGCTACAGACGAGAATGGTGAAGTAATAGCTTGGCCTAAGGGACACACAAGAGAAGGTGAGCCTTTATTTAAACGTAGGTTTATACCTGCTAACTTATTTAATAATCCGTACTTAGCTGAAGATGGCATGTACGAGGCTAACCTACTATCAATGCCAGAGCATCAACGTAGACAGTTGTTAGATGGTGACTGGAGTATATCTGAAGGTGCAGCTTTTTCAGAGTTTAACCCTAAAAAGCATGTAGTAAAGCCTTACGATATACCAAGCAGTTGGGCTAAATTTAGAGCTTGTGACTACGGATATGGTTCTATGACAGCAGTATTATGGTTTGCAGTAGCCCCTAGTGAACAGATAGTTATATACAGGGAACTATACGTAAATAAAACTACTGCTTCTGATTTAGCAGATATGATAATAGAAATAGAAAAAGGTGAAAAGATAAGGTATGGGGTCTTAGACAGTTCTTTGTGGCATAACAGAGGAGACACTGGACCATCATTAGCTGAGCAAATGATTCAAAAAGGATGTAGATGGAGACCATCAGACCGATCCAAAGGATCACGTATTGCAGGTAAAAACGAAATACATAGACGACTACAAATAGATGAGTTTACAGAAGAGCCTAGGATAGTATTCTTTAACACTTGTCGTAACCTAATATCAGAATTACCCTCTCTTCCTCTTGATAAGAATAATCTTGAAGATGTAGATACTAAAAGTCCTATTGATCACGGATATGATGCTTTAAGATACGGATTAATGACTAGACCTAGGTCCTCTCTTTGGGATTATGACCCATCTACACAACGATCAGGCTTTCAAATGTCTGACCCCACCTTTGGCTACTAAGGAATAAACATGGATAAGTACGAAATGGACGAACAAGAACTAGAGACGGTTATGGAAGACTCAGAATCTTCTTACATAGACGACATACCAGAAGGTGAGACATCAGATGAACCTGTTGGTAAAGTAGTTTCTTATGTTACTGATCGTTTTAAAAGAGCTGAAACAGCTAGATACACAGACGAAGAGCGTTGGGTTAAATCATACCGTAATTATAGGGGTATTTATGGCCCTGATGTAGCTTTTACAAGTACTGAAAAGTCTAGAATCTTTGTTAAAGTTACTAAAACTAAAGTATTAGCGGCTTATGGTCAGTTAGTAGAGGTTTTATTTGGTAATAACAAGTTTCCAATCTCAATAGACCCTACTAGACTACCTGAGGGTATTGCAGAAGCAATGCATTTTGAGTCTAACCCTGATATGCAGAAAGCAAAAGGTCAAGATAGCTCTTATATTAGCCCAGAGGATGCCAAATTACGCCCAGGAGAGACTATCCCAGACCTTATGGAACGATTAGGTGGATTAGCCGATTCACTGGCTCCAGTGGCCGATATTATGGAGGAAGGTGAAGGTAAAACTGCTACTGAAGTAACCGTACATCCTGCAATGGTCGCAGCTAAGAAGATGGAAAAGAAAATACATGACCAATTAGAAGAATCAGGCGCATCTAAGAAGCTTAGAACAGCTGCTTTTGAGTGTGCTTTGTTTGGTACTGGTGTTATGAAAGGCCCTTTTGCAGTAGATAAAGAGTACCCTAACTGGGATGACGAAGGTAATTATAAACCTCGTATTAAAACAATGCCTCAGTGTGATGCTGTGTCTGTTTGGAACTTTTATCCAGACCCTGACGCTAATTCTATGGACGAAGCAGAGTATGTAGTAGAACGACATAAAATGTCTAGAACACAAGTACGTTCTCTTAAGAAACGACCATTCTTTCGTAAGAATGCTGTTGATTTAGCTTTATCGTTTGGACAGTCTTATTCTAAAGAGTGGTGGGAACAAGCCATGGAAGACGATAGCCAAGAAACAGCTACAGAGCGTTATGAGGTCTTAGAGTTTTGGGGTTATGTTGACGCTGATGTTCTTAAAGATCACGATGTAGATATTCCTTCAGAACTTAAAGATGCTGAACAACTTAATTGTAATATTTGGATTTGTAACGGACAGGTAATACGTTTGGTTATGAACCCATTTAGTCCACAGATCATTCCTTATTACGCTGTACCTTACGAAGTAAATCCTTACTCATTCTTTGGGGTTGGTTTAGCAGAGAATATGGACGATACCCAAACTCTTATGAATGGTTTTATGCGTATGGCGGTAGATAATGCTGCTTTATCAGGTAACTTATTAATAGAAGTAGATGAAAACAACTTAACTCCAGGTCAAAGCTTAGATATTTACCCAGGAAAAGTCTTTCGCAGAAGTGGAGGGGCTCCTGGTCAAGCTATTTTTGGCACTAAGTTCCCTAACGTATCTAATGAGAACATGCAGATGTTCGATAAGGCTCGTCAGTTGTCTGATGAATCTACTGGTTTACCTAGTTTTGCTCATGGTCAGACAGGTGTCTCAGGTGTTGGACGTACAGCGTCTGGTATATCTATGCTTATGTCAGCAGCTAACGGTTCTGTACGTACAGTAATTAAGAACGTAGATGACTATCTATTAGGTCCTCTTGGTAAGTCTTTCTTCTCATTTAATATGCAGTTTGATTATGATCCAGAGATAAAAGGTGATCTAGAGGTTAAAGCACAAGGTACATCATCATTAATGGCTAACGAAGTTCGTAGTCAAAGATTAATGCAGTTCTTACAAGTTGTACAAAACCCTGCTCTAGCACCTTTTGCTAAAATGGATTATGTTATACGTGAGATTGCTGAGTCAATGGACTTAGATGCTGATAAAGTTGCTAACAGTTTATCTGAAGCAGCAGTACAAGCTGAGGTATTAAGAAAATTCCAAGAAGCTAATCCACCCGAAGTAGACCCTAATGCAGAAGCAGCAGCAATGCAAGCAGCTATGGGTGCTAGCGGTGGGGCTCCTGATGCAGGTGCAATAGGTGTGGGTAGTGCTCCAGTTCCAGGTGAACAAGGTTTTTCTGCTAACACAGGTCAAACTCCAGTTTAAAAATAGGAACTCTAATGATTTTAAAACAATTAGTAAACGACAAAGTACTGTATGATGCTTTTCAAAAAGAGTTAGATACACGTATTAACTTTGCATACAAACAAATAGAGCAAAGAGATGAACCTTTAGAGTTACATAGGTTACAAGGTGAGATAAAAGCGTTACGGAGTCTAAAGATGCTACGTGATAAAATCAATGGTGAGAAAACGGAGACTTTTTAACAATGGATAGTAAGATATATGAAGAAGGCGGTTTAGCTACTGACGGGCTAGACAAAGACCCTGTATCAGGTAATGATATACCTCCTGGTTCTAATGCTGAAGATGTTAGAGATGATGTACCTGCTCAATTATCGTCTGGTGAGTATGTAGTACCTGCTGACGTAGTTAAATACTTTGGGGTAGCTTACTTTGAGAAATTAAGAGCTAAAGCTAAAGCAGGGTTAGAAGGAATGGAAGAAGATGGACGTATGGGTGGTGAGCCTGTAGGTGAAGTCTCTGAAGGTGTGTCTGACGAAGACTTAATGAAATTAGATGGTTATGCAACAGGTGGGATGGTAATGAAAGACTCAGAAGTAAATGGTATTATAGATAGAGTAAAGGCAGCAGCTAAGTCTGATCCTTCAGTATCTAATCTATTAAAATCAAAAGGTATCTACATGAAAGATGATGGTGTAGGTCCTGAAGTAAAAGGACAAGCAGGTCCTCGTAAGTTTAATGTAGGTGGTACTACTGACTTAAACGCAACAGGTACAACAGGTGATTTTAACCCCTACACATACACCCCAGGATTCTCTGTTGAATCAGGTAGTACAGGTTCAGCCCCTACAGTTGTTGGTGCTCCAGCAATACCTGCTCCAGTAACTCCGATAGCTACAGCACCTGCTCCTGCTCCTATTCAGTGTCCAGAAGGGTATGTACTAGACCCTGCTACTAACTCTTGTATACCGATTTCTAGTGGAGGAAGTAAAAGAAAATCAGTAGAGCATGACCCCGAAGCTTGGATGAAAAAGTATGACTACACAGACCCTTCTGTGCTTATGGAGCAATCCTTAGATACTCTTAACATGGGTGAAACCGATGAAGAACAAAACTTCTTAGAAAAAGCTGCAGGTACAGTATCTGGGTTTTTTGACAACGGTATCTTTGGTAAGATATTTAAGACACAGAAACATGCTGAAGTATTAGCTAACGCGGCTGTGCTAGAATCACATGGTTACACAGATCAAGCTGCTAAGTTACGTGAAGCTGCAGGTGGGTATGCTGAGTCTAATAAGTTGAAGTTAGGTGGTTTCTTTGACTCAACTACAACTCTAACTAAAATGGCAATGGGTGCTTATGGTCAGACTGAGATGATGAAAGGCAATCGTATGAAAAGTGTTTCTTCTGACGAAGTCCCTAAAACTACAAGCTCTATACAGGAGTCAACTTTTGTTCCAACCAAGGTTATGCAGGATGAAGATACAGCTATGGCTCAAGTATCTGCTAAACGTGCTCCTACTAGTGGTGGTTCTGGTTCTCTTGTTACAGGAGGTAATAAAACTATAGACACAGCTTCTCAAACAAAAAGTAAAGAAGAAGCTATGGCTAAAGCTGCAGGATCAGTTAAAAAGTCTGATGGTTCTTATGATATTAGCTCTTGGTACAACAAGGGTGGTGCTGTAACTAAAAAAGGATTAGGAACACGATCTACTAAAAAGAAAACACGTAAGACAAAGAAGTAATAACAACACTAAAGGTAGGGGCGAGCAGCCCTTATCAACTCCTAAATAACTAAGGCCACTCAGCTACGGCTGACCCCAACATAAACAAAAGGATGTATAATATGGCTCAAGAAATGGTAAAGAAAGTAGATACTACTAAGGCAATGATGTCAAGAGGTACTAACTACGCACTTAAACAGTCTCGTTTGGATAAAGATGAAGAAGAACTGAAAGTTTTAATGTCTAAGCATAAAGGCGATGAGGTAGAAGAAACAACAGATGAAGAAGAAAACACTAATGATGTTGAAGAAACTACAGAAGAGTCTGAAGTAGAAGAAAAACAAACTGAATCAGAAGGAGAAGAGGAATCTGATGAGGGTCTAAGTAGAGAAGAAAAGTCATTTAAAAAGCGTTATGGTGATCTCCGTCGACATATGGCTGAAAAAGAAAAAGAATGGAAAGAGTCACTAGAAGACCATAATAATACTGTTTCTCTTAGAGCCCCTACTTCCGACGAGGATATTGAAGCATGGGCAGAAAAGTATCCCGATGTAGCAGCTATAGTTGAAACTATTGCTTCTAAGAAAGCAGATGAAAAGTTTGCAGTAGCAGAAGAAAGACTACGTGAGTTTGATGAAGCAGCTTATGAAGCTGAAAGAACTAAAGCTGAAATAACTATACGTAAATCACATGCAGACTTTGATGAGTTACGTGATTCAGATAAGTTCCATGATTGGGTGGAGAGTCAGCCTAAGTGGGTACGTGACGCTTTATATGAAAACTCAGATGATGCAGCAAGTGTTGTAAGGGTTATTGACTTATATAAAGTAGATAATGGTATGACTATTGCAGCTAAGAAAAAGGCAAGTAGAGATGCAGCTAAAACTGTTTCTAAAAGGTCTACCCCTGCTGTTGACAGCGAAGGTTCAGCTTCAATGATAAAAGAATCGGAAGTAGCTAAGATGTCTGATAAGGACTTTGAAGAAAACTACGATAAAATACAAAAGGCTATGTCAAGTGGTAAGTTTATATATGACGTATCAGGCAAAGCTAGATAATACCAACATGCTTAAATAAGTGCTTGACAGACAAGTATAAGTATGGTATAACTGTTGGTGTCCTAATAGGGCATCTTCGAGGACTCTTACTGAGTCTTTAGAACACTAATAAATCTTTAAGAATTACCTGACAATAAAGGCCCTCTTAGTAAAGCTGGCAAGTAGACCTAAGAGCACCCTTGAAAACTCAGCCCCTTATCCAGATTGATTAGGTTCTCTTAACCGAGATACAACTACGTATCTTATTTATTAAGCCAATCATCATAAAGGATATTAATCATGGCTTTTGCATCCGCAGGCGGATATACAAACTTACCGAATGGTAACTTTAGTTCCGTAATTTATTCTAAAAAAGTACAGCTTGCATTCCGCAAGTCCACAGTATGTGGCGACATCACTAACTCTGATTATTTTGGAGAGATTGCTTCACAAGGCGATACAGTGAAAATTATCAAAGAACCTGAGGTAAGCGTTTCAGCTTATGCTCGTGGTACAACTATTGCTGCTCAAGATTTAGCAGACGCAGACTTCTCACTTGTTGTAGACAAAGCTAACTACTTTGCTTTCAAGATTGATGATATCGAAGAAGCACA